TGTTTTGGTTTCTGGCGATTTAAACAGCACATCTGATGAGCGTTTAAAGAAAAACATCAAGCCGATTGATAATGCGCTTGCTGATATTTGTCAGCTTGAGGGTGTCACATTTGATTGGCGGGATACTGGCACTCAGGGCCAAGGCTTCATAGCCCAGCAAGTTGAGCCAATCATTCCAGACGTTGTGAATACTGACGAAGATACTGGCATGAAATCTATCAACTATGTCGGCCTGATTGGTCACTTGGTTGAGGCAATTAAAACGCAGCAAACTCAGATTGATGATCTGAAAGCTGAAATCCAATCCATGAAAAGCTAATAGTGAAAGGACACGAAGATGGCTATTCAAATAAGCGGCACAACGGTCGTAAATAACTCAAGGCAATTGCAGAATATTGCGAGCTTAGACAGCACCACAACAACAACTTTGCAGGGCGCTGGTCTGGGTGGTATCGGTTTTACCTCTGGCACAAATTTGTACTATGAAAACGATTTTGTCTCTACAGATCAATATGTGTTTCCAACAGGTGAGGGTGATTATCAAGCAATTGTTGGAAACGACAGAAGTGGTAGCTCAAACTGGTATATTTACTTGCAGTACACGAACCCAAGTAGAATACGAGGCGGTTGGTACTCTGGAAACAATATGTTTGGATATTGGGAAAACGGGGTCAATAAATGGAGGCAGTATAAACAGCAAGATAACGTGTCAGTATATCAATCTGGAAATACTATAATGACTGGCAATTTTGTATATGGCCGCACTGTTCTTTTCCGGCTTTCTTTAGGCTCTGGAACTGATCAGGTTAGATTTTACACTGCGTCTAACCAATCTGGTGGCAACCTCTCTGTGATAGGAATTTCTTAATGTACATTACTTATTATACCGACACTGGTAGAGTTAAAGGTTTCTCGCAAGCGGAAGAAAATGCAATAGCGAGCGCCAGAGCATCAAACGTAAATTACATTTCTGCACCTGATAATTTTGATGGTGATACTGGCTCTTGGAAAGTTGAAAATGATGCGTTAGTTGCATACGATAATTCAACTGAGGTTGCAGAGGCTAACGCTAAAGGCCACCGCGCTGATCTTTTAGAAATGACAGATTGGTGGGCTGTCTCAGACCGCACAATGACATCTGAGCAAACGGCTTACCGTCAGGCTTTGCGCGATATAACCACCCATGCGAATTGGCCTAATTTGGCCGATAGCGATTGGCCGACTAAGCCAGAGTAAATGTTAGGTTTTACCCCATTAGCCGCAGGGCCAATAGCAAGTAGCGGAACTCAAGATTATATCTTTGAGGTAAATGCCGGTACGTTTGCGGTAAGTGGGCAGGGCGCAGCAAAACTTATAACTGAGTTTGTTCCTGACGGTCAGTACGTTCTAAACGGCAGGGCGGCTGCGTTTACCAAAACGATGAATGTGGATCTGGCGGCAGGATCTTTCGCTGTCGCTGGTCAAGATATTATCTTTGAGCTTGGTTTTGGTCTGATTGCTGAGAGCGCATCATTTGCTCTTACCGGCCAAGATGTAACGCTGCAAAAAGCGTTAAACGAAAGTTTAGCGAGCGGATCGTTTGCTCTTACTGGTCAAGATGCAGATGTAAATGCGCAGTTTAACATCACAGCCGCCTCTGGCTCATTTGCTTTGACCGGCCAAGAAATTACTGAAAAAATCAGTGAAGTATTTGACGCTGGAAGCTTTACCTTAACGGGTCAAGACGCGGCGGTTAATGCGCAGTTTAACATCTCTCTAGCATCTGGATCTTTTGCGACTACCGGCCAGAATATTACTGAGGATATATCTGAGGCTGTAGAGGCTGGCAGCTTCGCTGTAACGGGCCATGCAGCACCCATGTCGTTCAATCTGAGCGTAGATGTGCTGTCTGGCTCTTTCGCATCCACAGGGCAAGCTGTGACGCTGCAAAAGGCGCTTAGGTTTGACGCCTCTCACGCACTATTCTTTGTTACCGGCCAATCTATAACTGAAGATATAACAGAATTTACACCGGCTGGCGTGTTCACATATTCTGGGCAAGATGCGTCATTTAGCATTGCGATGAATACGCAGCTTGATGCTGGATCTTTCGCGGCAACTGGTAATGTCATCCCATTTAAAAAGGCGATGAATGTTGACCTTGCGAGCGGTTCGTTTGCGCAAACCGGCAATACTGCTCTGCTTAGGCTTGGCAATAGAATGCAAGCCGATAGCGGCGCGTTTTCGTTAGCTGTTTTTGATGTGACGATAACCAAAGCTATGACTGTGGATCTTACAAGCGGATCGTTTTTATATTCTGGGTTTGACGTTAAAATAAGAGGTTGGTTGGAACCGTTCCAAGCAACAGAAGTTTATACGGTACAAACGGTTGCTAGTGAAACATGGACTGAGGCCGCGTAGCGTGGTACATTGCGCACAACAAAGGATGTAAAATATGGCTGTAAATACCACAAATTATAAGTTTAATAAGCCGGTAGTGGGCGCAGATAGCGATAGCTGGGGCGGTGAGTTAAATGAAAATTGGGACAAAGTAGACAGCCTTTTATACGGGGCGTCTTATACTGATGGAGACAGCCAAACCGTAGAGCGCATACAGCCTGATCTATCGCAGGGAAATTGGGCTGTAAACGGCACAGCGATTACGGCTACGGCTGCGCAATTAAATAATATTCCCTCTGCAATTACTGGTGCTGCAACGTCTATTACGAGCAGCAACTTAACAACTGGACGGGTTCTTATTTCAGACAGCAATGGAAAAGTTGCGGTATCTTTAACGATCACTGATACAGAGTTAAGCCGTTTAAATAACGTCAGCAGCAATATTCAAACTCAATTAGATGGGAAGCAGCCCACTATAACGGGCGCGGCTACAACAATTGATGGATCTGATTTAACAGACAATCGTGCAGTTATATCAAATGCAAGCGGCAAGGTCGCAGTTTCACCCGTATCGTCTACTGAGCTAGGGTATTTAGAAGGTGTTTCGTCCTCTATACAAACACAGATCAATGGCAAGTTTTCTACTGGTGGTGGCACTTTAACTGGCAGTTTGAACGTGGGTGCTGGAAACCAACTTTACACAAATACAATTTCAGAAGTATCAGATCATGCAGGCGTAACTATTGATGGCGTTCTTTTAAAAAATACCACCGTTACCGCAAATAGCCATTATATTTCTGGTGGCACTGGTGGGGATTGGCAAATTGTAAAGTCTGGAACAACTTTGCAGTTTAGGAATGGCTCAACGGTTTTGATGACTTTAGATAGTAGTGGCAATTTAAGTGTGGCTGGAAATGTAAACTCTAACGCAACCCTGTAATCAGGATCGGTAAATGACTTTAGTACCCTTAGATATACCCGCAGGATTTTACCGAAATGGCACTGATTTAGAGCAAACTGGTAGATGGCGTGATGGCAGTTTAGTTCGCTGGCGTGATAACAGCTTGCGGCCTGTAAAGGGGTGGCAAACCAGAAAGGCTAGTTTTGCATCAAATACGTTGCGCGGTATGCATTCTTGGGAAGCAAACGATGGAACAGCCTATATCGCTGGTGGCTCTTACAATGAATTGAAGTTGATGAATGGCGGTGGCACTCTTACAAATATAACGCCAAGCAATCTTAACAATGTATCTGCGCGGCGCGTTCCTGAGTTGGAGCGTGGCGCTGTAATCACGGGTTATGGCTACGGTGATTATGGTGAAAATGAATATGGAACAGCGCGGCCTAATGACGGTAACTTTGATGAAGCTACAACTTGGTCAATAGATAATTGGGGCGAAGATTTAATAGCATGTTCTTCATCAGATGGCAGAATTTGGTATTGGGATAAATCAGCCAATCCCTCTACGGCTTCTGTCCTGACAAACGCGCCAACTAAAAATTTAGGTTTAGTCGTCACAGAAGAACGTTTTATTTTTGCTCTGGGCGCGGGTGACGATCCCAGAAAGGTTCAGTGGTGTGATCGTGAAGCAAACACTGTATGGACGCCAGCAACAACAAATGAAGCTGGCGATATTCTGTTACAAACCTCTGGGCAAATCATGCAGGGGATTAGAACACGCGGTCAAACTTTAATTATTACTGATGTAGACGCTCATACCATGAGATATTTGGGGCCTCCATATGTGTACTCAAATCAAAGAGTGGGAACCGCGTGTGGTGCGATTTCACGAAAAGCGGCTGCTGATGTTGATGCCGGTGTTTTTTGGATGGGTCAGCGAGGCTTTCATCATTTTGATGGTAATGGTGTTAGGGAATTGCCGTGCGATGTTCACGATCATGTTTTCAACAATTTTAATAGGTCGCAGCAAAGTCAAGTTTGGGCATGGGCAAATACAGAATATAACGAAATTTGGTGGTTTTATTGCTCTGCTGGTAGTTCAGATATAGATAAGTACGTTGCATTTGACTTCCAAGAAAATCATTGGGTCATTGGTGATCTTGGTCGTTCTTCAGGGGTCGGCAGGGGTGTATTTAGGTTTGCGTTACTTGCTGGGAATAATAAAACAATTTACGAGCATGAAGTTGGACACGCATACGACAGTCAATCAGTTTTTGCTGAAACCGGCCCTATTTCACTAGGCAATGGTGATAACATTATGAATGTAATGCAGCTTATTCCTGATGAAGCTACGCAGGGTCAGGTGCAAGTAAAGTTTAAAACAAGGTTTTATCCAAATGGATCTGAGCAAGAACATGGGCCATATGCACCAGCTAACCCAACAGGGGTAAGATTTTCTGGGCGGCAAATGAGAATGCGAATAGAAGGTGTCACAAATGCTGATTGGCGTGTAGGAAATATGAGGGTTGATGCTCTGCCAGCAGGGAAAAGATAATGCCTAGTCCATTGCCCCCACCGATAGGTGTAGATTTGGCTGAATGGGGAAGGCAGCTATCTCAATATCTTCAAAGAAACTTATCTAAAATTTCATTTAAAGGATCTTCTGACAATCCATCTGAGGATGGAGTTTTTTTGTGGGATGAAAGTAAAAAATATGCGGTTGTTTCTTTGGATGGAGAGTTTAGGCAGTTAGCGACAAAACAATCTGTGCCGACATCAAATATCGGATCTGCTGGTGATGTGTCTGGAATGATAAGTTGGGATGCAAATTATATTTACATCTGCACAGCGTCTTATAATGGCAGTTCAGCAATTTGGAAACGTGCTGCTCTTACATCATGGTGATAACTTGAATGATCTAACTCCAATAAATCAGCTAGAGCGTTGCAGACAGTGGATAGAAGATGCTCTTTCTTACTGTGGCGGCACTCACGAATGGGAAGATATTGAAAAAGGCATTATGGAAGGGCGTATGCAGCTATGGCCCGCGCCCAAGGGGTGTATTGTTACTGAAATTGTGGTATATCCTAGAAAGAGAGTTTTAAACATCTTTTTGGCTGGTGGCGAATTGGATCAAATACTAGACATGGATACAGACGTTAAGGCTTGGGCCAAAGAACAAAATTGCACGGCTGCAATCATGGCGGGTCGCATTGGGTGGAAAAAGCCTTTAGCGCCGTTAGATTGGAAA